CCGCCGAGGGTTGCCATGTGTTGCAACACTTGAATCGACGCCACCGTTGAGCCTATATTTGCCGCCAATTTTGCGAGCATATCAACCGCAGCCAGTCCCTTCTTGGTCATAACTACGATTGCACCAAAAGCAAGGGCACCCATAGCCGCCCCAAATAGTGCCGCCTTCTTTGCTATGTTTACCAAGCCGAGGGCGAGCTTCGAGACTGTAGCTCGAACTCCGCCCATCTTCTTATTGAAGGAGCCAGTCCTCGCCTTGACGTTGATATGCATTGTTCCAACCGTCGCCATTATTTTCCCCTCGCCATCGCGTTCAATATGTTGATCATCTCATCCTCGGTCTGCTTTGGTTTCTTCATCAATGGCATGAAGTCTCCAGGCGTAAAGGCTTTACCCCGTTTCCCTTTGTTGACGTTGGCGATAGTGCTGGCGATCACGCCAGCCTGTAGATCACCCCTGCACCCCCCAAAGGGCTCGGTACGGTAGTACGCCATCCACTCCGCCAGCTCTCTGCTGTCGATGCGACTTAACATCTCGCGGACACTCATGCCAAGAGACAAAGCAAGCTGAAAGTAGAAACGCCGTTCAGGACGGCTCTCTAGTTTCCCGCTAAGTCCTCGGCGTCATCCTGGCTAAAGCCGTTGAGCCTCTGTGCTACCGCGAATACTCGATCGAGGGCTGCCGCTGATTTCTTGCCAAGCTCTGCAGCATCGGCATCAGTAAACACCCTTACACCTTTATCGTCGCAGATTGTCAGCACAGCGAACCTAGCCCGCACATTTTGCATATTGGGCTTGTTCTTCTTTTGCACCATCGACTGCTCAAAGGCGTCTCGCTCTGTTCCTGTGAGAGTCCTGACAAAGATCTCCCCACCCCACTCTGGAACATTGACCAATTCTCTAGGTAGGTCATCAGATTGTAGAATTGAGTCTCGTGTCAGCATTATGCGACCGCGACCGAACCAGTTACCTTGAGGGTGATATTTGCGATAAACTTCTCGTCTTGTGCTATCGACAAATCGAAGCCTGTCAAGATCGCAGAGAATGTGTAAGTTGATGCAGTTGCTCCAGAAGGGAACGTAATAACGCAAGTTTTAACTGTTGGAGCAGCTGTTGCTGTTGCGTCGAACTCATCCTCGAACTTTTGGGCATCACCACTCATAGGATCGATCATGACCTCTAGGCTTACTTCTCCGCTGTCGATGGTTCCACCCATGAAAGTGCGATGGACTGCGCTCAACGTAGTTGTGTCAATAGTTGCCACCGAGATCGATGGCGCGCTGATCGAGACGATGTCGCCGATCACTTCAGAATCATAGGTAAATGTAGTACCTGTTGTGTTAACTGCCATTACGGCTTCTCCTTTAAACGTGCCAGATTACAAAATCCATAATTGTCCTAAACGCTCCAAACTGGCTTGCTGGCTCGTTACTCTCATCAATATCAACGACTGACAATAGTCGAAGGCTGTGAATTGTCTCGCCATCTGTTGTGCCAGTGTAATTCACTAGCGCAGACTCAACGGCATCTCTAAGTGTTTTGGTAGCTCCGTAGCTAGTGTCGATTGCTTCTACTGCGAACCTCGTTCTCCTGAGTCCATCCTGAGTCTCTAGGCTCTCTGTCTGATGACTGAAAACATTCTGATATACAAGTGCTGGCAAGGTCGAGCCTTGCGGTCTACGTTGTGGATACACGCGAGCCACCACCAAGCCGGCGACTGTTGCGTCATCTATTAGTACTGATCTGACTGCTTTCTCTAGGCTCATTTTTTCAGCCTCATCTTTTTCATTTCTTCTTGCATAGCCGCCATCACTAGGCCGGCGAAGAGATCAGGATCGTTAAACTCTTCATAGGCTCGCGTCATCATCCTGGTCGCCGATTGCTTTGGACCACCCCACTCGACGAAGTGCCCATAATGTACGCCCTTCTTGCTAGGGTCTACGAATACCTTGCCGATGATCATGCCAGTCTTAGCTCTACTACTCACCTTGCTCGTGATCGATTTCTTCAGTCTGCCTGTTCGTACTGGTGCTAACTCTCTCGCCCGGTTGCGTATCAAGGCTGTGAATCGTCGCATCCCCTTACGCATCACATTCTGGCGCACCCTATACGGCAATTTCTTGAGCTTCTTATCCATTGCTTTTACGCCGGTTACTTTTATGGTGACACTCATGTAGTCACCTCTTTGCATAAAAGCTCGAGGTAGATATTTCTCTCCTGCCAGTTTCGGACGGACTCGATCTGGAATGTACGACTATCAAATGTGATTCGGCTCTGGGGCGTTATGCCAGCCTTGTATCGGACCATGATCTTGTGCGTCACTACGCCAGACAATTCTCCCGCGATGTCAGTCTCTTGACCGCTCACAGGATTGATCGAAGCCCAGACACTTGCGTCTGTGGACCAGCTGTCAGAGAGATCGCCATAGTCATCGTAGGACGTACCCACTGACTGCAAGGCGACTCGATGCCGTAGTGCTGCCGCTCTCATACTAGATCGCCGCTCCTGTACTGCCAGATCAAACTCTCCAGGCTCATAGGTACTGGCGTCAGTCCGATCGGTGTATTTGCTTCTCGATTCTCGAACCAATTTGCAGCCAGGATCTTGATCGCTGCCAGCACTCCATCAGGGACGTCGCTCGCAGCGTCTCCATCGCCAGAGACGAAGGTTATCTCTATATCGTCGGTATATCCTCGAACATCGCTAGGATAGTCTGCACCGCTAACAGGTCGAACTCGTCCAGGCTCCATCGCTGTATCTACATCGTAAAGAGCCGAGGACCAGGTCTGCTCAGCGCCGTTGCTGTCATAGTATTTAATCGACGTTATCGATTGCAGAGGGAATATCGGGAGAACGATGTCTCCAGCCGGGAAGTTCTTAAGCTTCAAGACCCAGGTAGCTGTGATGCACTGCCGGCTTGTAGCCATCTCGACGTATGATCTCGCTGCCGATGCTAGCGATCCGATCAGCGTATCCTCGTCCGAAGTATCGACCCTCATCCAGTTTTTTTGATCGGTAGTGGTTACCGGCTCTGCGCTTGGTGCTACGGTTTGTGTAATACTCATTTTATGCCCCTCAAAATCCTGCAGGATCCGCTAAGACCCTGCAGGTGGTTGGTCTAATGACCGATGGCTTACGCCATTGTTATCTTGTGAAGAGCCTCAGCAAGAATTACTTTGCCTTCAGTTCTTTCAAAAATACGGTAGCCTATTTGCCCATTTGCGCTGTAGAGCTCGTTTAAACGAACCAAAGAACGCGAGCCGCGATCGGCGATGGTGTAATAGCTAAAGTCACCAAAGACGACAGAGATAGCACCTGTCGCAGTTTCTGGCATATCAGGCGAAGCATAGACTGGCTTCCCTAATAGACGATCTGGCTCACCAGCTTGAAGACCCGGCTGCCAAACGTACTGTCCGTCGTCGTCTTTCAACTTTCTGATCTCTTTGATCGTGCTGTCTCTCATGAGCCAACTCGAATTATTTCGATACTGCCGGCCGCAGCTGTGATAAAGATCGATCAGCTCATCGCTGGTCAAAACCGTCGCTGAATCGGCCGTCACTGAAGCGGTCGCCCCAGATGTGACGCCGGTAGGCTTAGAGGATCCGTCGCCATTGACAAAAGCAGCCTCTTCAGCGTTAGCAATGCGTCGAGCAAAGTTTGCTGCTAGGTAGCTAGTGAGGTCGAATACGTTATCCATTAGGAGCTCTTCGGAGATTTTCATAATGGAACCGAGCTTATGTGCGCCCAGAGAAATGGACGTGAAGGCGACATCGTCCTCAGTATAGCTCGCCTCTTCAGCCATCCATACTGCCGTCGCTGCATCTGATTCTACCGCTATATTACGGTCGCTCTGCGTACTGATAACTGTGCATAGTTGACGCATCACGTTCATCTCGTCAAGAGTCTGTACGAGCTTGCGATCAAGGACGGTTTCTGTCAAGTAGCCACCAGCAGCGTCTGTACCGATGGATAGACCACGAGCTTCGTCGCCGACTAGGGCGTTGGAGCCGTATCT